GGGTCTGACCAAAATGAAGCTGCTGGCATATTCTATTCTCCTATTAATCTTGGAATGACGCACCTGAATTGGTGATTACAAAATCTATTGCGATGAATTCAATGGCTCTTGTTGGCTTCAAGAAGATTTTCGCATACATAATATTTTGGTCAATCAAATCTGGTGTGGTTGTAGTTCTATCAAGAATTACTCTGTAATCATCCAGACCAAATCTTGTTTTAACACTTGCCATTAGAGGATTGACTTGTCCCAAGAAGGCATTCCAAGTTACTTCAATATTTGGATTGAAGAGTAATCTTGCAGCGATTCTTGAAACTTCTTTCTTTAGATAAATCATTAATCTTCTAACATTAATTCTATCTAGGGCGGAACGTGTTACTTGTAGGGTCTTTTGACCGAATACAACAATACCTTCTGCTGGGAACTGGGCGATAGGATTAATATTTGCTTCGTATAGTTTATCTCTTTGCTTGGAGGTTAGTTGTTCAGAAACTTGAATTACTGGGATACCAGCAGCGCCTTCTGATAGACCACCTCTTGTGAAGCCAGCAGGAGCAAACCAAGGTTCTGCTCTTCTGTCTGTGTTTGAGAATACACCTAAAGCTATTACAGAAGGTGGTGCCCATAATGTGGCATTATTAATTGTATCTCTAATTCTTACCCAAGGATAATAAGTACAAGCATAGCTTGAATTAATGCCTCTATCTCTTAGAGTAGAGATAACATTATCGAGGTTGCTTGAACCGTTACCACCTAAGCCGCCATTGCCTAAGCCGTAAGCTGTGGCGCTTTCGTGACGTGGTGTATAAACGCTGGGCAAATCAATAATAGCCAAGGCATCACCGCGAGCTTCTGCGACGGCAATCATCTTATCTGTAACTGTAGCATTTGTGATGCCGGGAACTGCCAATAGATTCATTTCAACTCTTTCGGCGTCTGACACGGCGTTTATTGCCTTAACGGCAGAGTAAACAGCATAATGATTTAGCGCATTTTTTCCATCCATATCTTTATTATTGAATGGATCGCTCTCTCTAACGTCAAAGCCGTCAAAGCCGCCGTATAGAGGAACATTAAATCTATTGATACCAATGTTTAATGAGCCAGTATAACCAAATCTAGCTGTTAAAGATGTTCCAGCTAATCTGCTTCCTTCGGAATAAGTGAAAGAAGATGCAGTTAATGAGCTACCACTAATATCATCAAGAGTGAATGTATCTTGAACTGTATCAGTTACAGTTGTCGATATGAAGCGAACTAAATCAACATAGCTCTTGTCGGCATATAGTAGATTTGATTTCTTATTATATGTTGGACCCCAATAAGCATTTGTTGGGGAACTCAATGAGCCAGTTATGGTATCATTTCTTAAGACAAATTTTGGATATGTTATTGTCGAAGTCAATGCTCCAGAGCCAGTTATTACATTGCTTGTTGGCGAAACAGCCAAAGTGCTATTGGACAAAGCTCCTAAAGATATACCAAATCCTCTTGGTCTTGGTGGCAGATAGCAACCAAATGGTAGATAAGCTGGATTGAGTGAACCGGCGTCTAAATCGTCATTTGTTACAACTCTTATGAACTTAGAACGATTTGGATAATTGCCTTTCAAAGTATACATATTGGTTGAATCAGACCATGTTAAGTATTGATCGCCAATCTTTTTACTAATATAATTTTCAGAATTTGGATTTAAATTACATCCAGCAAATGATTCAACGATTTTTGGCGAAGCATCACTATCATTTGCTTCTCTTACAACAACTGTGAATGTTCCATATGGATCGGAGGTATTGCTAGATGGCTTAACATCTTGAATAGAAATCTTAAATCTTCTTTGATTTGATTCGCCAGAACCTAAATCTTCAAAGTAAAATAGTTGTTGTTTTTGTGTAGCAACGAATGCACTAGATGTTCCCAAATCTTGTGAGAATACCCAGCCAGTTATTGATTTGGCACTTTTAGAATTGTGATCGCCAAAGTCGGCGCTACCACTCTCTAGCTTGAATACAACACCAAAATTAGTGGCAGATGAAGTTACAACATTTCTTACGTTCTCTTCATATGTTTCACCCAAAAAGTATTTCTTTTGAGCGGATGTTAGTGTCACAGTTGTATTTGTTAATATTGGATTTGTATTGAAAACTTTACGAATGTAGAATTCGCTGTTTTCATCAAAGTTAAATTTGGTTTTGTCTGTTACGCCAGTAGTGGAACCAGAGAATTGCCCAATAAAATAGGTTGGACCATCAGATGACAAACTTTGTATTACAGAACTTGTGCCTGCTATTTGTGTTGAACCTGCTCTTATTGCGCCGGATAATTGAAATTCTGTTGTGCCATCTGTATAAAATACAGCAGCTAGTGTACCATTTGAAGAACCTGAATCAATTAAAAATAAGCCCCAAGTATCGCCGCTAGTAAATTTCCAACCGGCTTTTGTACCAGTTGCATTTTCATCTTGATCGCCCAACAATCTTACGATTGTAGCCTTATTGGAGTTTCTCAACCAAGCCTGTGCAGCGTAAGTTGCATACATGGGAGAAGTAAAGTTGCCATCTCTCCAAACATCATCGCCAGAGCCACCAGCTACTGGATTGCCAAACATTTCAATAAAATCAGAAAAAGAACCGACTTCAACTGGAATCATGCCGGGACCACGTTCGGTTCTACCGATAATCACTGGACCAATTGGAGCGGCTTGTCTTGGTAATTGAGAATTATCAATCTCATCGATGAAAACACCGGGGGATACGAATCTAAACTTTTTGTCGATACTTACAGCCATATTTTAAAACTCCTATAACTCTTTTATAAATAGTGTTATAAAAAGGTAAAAGCAACTAAGGGCGATAAAATCCTTCCTTGCCTATATGTTCAGGAACATCGCCAATGACCACTCTTTCTCTTTGAAATCTAAATTTTGCAGCAGTTTCTCTTATCACAACTTTTGGCTGTGGATCATTTTTATCTTGACCTAATACATATCCCAAAACTTTTATTTGAACTTTTGTCGTAAATATTCTTTCTTGATCATTTAATGCAGAAGCATTACTTTCAAGATTAAAATTTGATTGAATAAATGATTCATATTTATGACCGTTCTTTTTTAACATAAACGAGTTAATACCTCCAGTTTTTGCCATAAATGGAACAACCATTTCATTCATTTGTTGAAGGTATTCTGTCCTTAAAACAATATCATAAGTCATATCTAAATAAACTGGATATGGTGTATAAAGTATTTCATAGACCGCTGTATTTTTTCTCTGCTGTTTTGGGAAGTTCTTTTGCCCCATTATTCTATATGTATCATTGTTCACAAATTCTTTTGTTTTTTCATGCTGTATTTGTCTAGAAATTGCGACGACGCCGCCCTTAACATCGGGAATAGCAAAAACATTAACGCCGAATGAATCTTTTTTAGATAGATTCTTTTCCACCGACGTTCTTTCAATTGTTATTAGTGGATAAACAAGAGTCCCTTCATCATCTCTTCTATCTTTAAAATTTTTGATCATAAACGCTCTCTCGGCGTTTGACCAAATAACGGGGACTTTTTTCCAGCCCTCGTTGGATATTGTATGAATATTGAGAGTTTCATTGACCCACTCATAAAGAGCCGAATCTATATTCTCAAGCGTTGAAGGCATAATATAATTTTCAGTATTACTTGGCATCGAATAGACCCTTTCTGCTCTTAATACATTTGGCTTCTATCTCAAACTTTTGATCAATTTGCCCAAATAATTGTTTTGGTTCATTTAGTTGAACAATTTCATAATATTGATCACCATATAAAATAAAATCACCCTCTCTCACAAACATGTCTTGATCTGCGGTTAATCTTCTCTTGTGAAAATGAACAATTAAAGAAGATCTTCTATCAACGCCAAGATTTGTCGTTTGTGTTTCATAACCTTTCCACTCAACTCTTGCATAAACTCTTATTGGAGGTAAAAATGTTTTTTCTATGGCTTCCCCATAAAGAGAGTGAAAGTTGGTATGTTCAATACTTACGGCGTAATACAACACAGTTTGACCAACAACATTTTCAATAATCTCATCGTTTACTTGCTTGACAAAATCACGTTCCTTCTTGCCAGTAAACAATGGAGGTGGTGGATTTGTAGGTCTGGTCCATTTATTAGCCATTTATTATTCCTTATCCAACCAATATGGCTGCGGGTACATTTTTATATACTTCTACAGCGTTTGTAACTTTATTCTTATCTGTCTCAATCATCTTATCATATGTAAGAGCATCAAGCGTTTCTTTTAATTCTGTTCTTAGTTTATCTTGCTCATCTTTTGCCTGAGTTAATAATTGATCTGCATTTAGGCTGACATTATCGCCGGGAATTGGAATTGTATTATTGAATTTGCCACGCACTTGACCTAACATTTCTTTTGTCAAAGCCAAAGCAAATCTACGAATCCACTGTTTGCCCATGCTATTAATGTTCTCATATGGGATATTTGAGAATGGCAATGTGTTGACGTTATTCACGCCATTTAGATTGCCCACAGAATCGCCACTTGTCTCTGTCGTGGCATCGGTATTATCTATTGTAAATCTGAACCAGAATTTAGTTTCATAATTCCCAAATCTCTCAGGTACAGGATATATGCGAATAACATTATTTATAATTTCATAGGAGAAATTTGACACTCTAGTTTTGATTGAATCCTCATACATCATGGATTGAAGTTTATTCTGCCATGTGGGGATTACTTCATATGTTGAAGCGTCTGTATACTGACCATAATTTGATAAGTTACCAACAACATTCAACCCGCCATAATAACCAAAGAATCTCCAGATGGCTCTTGGCGATATATAATAAACAGAACGAACTCTAATTCTATTGTTTTTTCCAGAACCCATAGCAGATGCATATGGTAGTGTTGGATCTGTCACAATATTGCCAGATAAAACTGTTTGTAAATCGTAATCTTGTTGACCATCGACAACATCTATGGATGCTGAATAAAGTTCGTTTGTACCGCCAAATCCTGCTTCCTCTGACATGCCTTGCGACATTTTCTTAAAGTATTCAAGCCTAAACTTGGGATACTTGAGAGCAGCATTATTGCCAGTTAATAATTC